GAATCCTATGCCAAGCTGAAAGCAGCGGTAGAGGGTGTCGATGATGCCGGCTTAACGGTTGCTACAGGTAGTGGCGGCGGATCACAGCATCTGTATTTCACGGCGCCCAAGGATGTGTCTATGGTGACGCATTTGCTGGAATATCCAGGCATCGACTTCAAGTCTTCTGGCTATGTCGTCGGGCCGGGATCGGCGCACAAATCTGGTGGCATTTATACAGCCGATGGGTATCCGCAGGACATCGGGCCAGCGCCAGAAGCGCTGATTGCTCTGCTGCGCCGCCCTGAGCGGCACCGTTCGGAGTTCAATGGGCATGCTGTGGATCTGGCGCACGGCGACATTGCGGACATGCTGTCCTATGTCATCAACAACGACTTGCCATATGATGAGTGGATTTCGATCGGCATGGCTATCCACCATGCCACACAAGGCACCGGCTTCGATCTGTGGGACAAATGGTCGGCCAGTAGCTCGAAATACGACAACAAGCAGATGCAGTACAAATGGGGAAGCTTCGGGCGTTCCGCTAACCCCGTAACGATCGGCACGCTGATCCATCACGCCGAACAGGGTGGTTGGAAGATGCCGGTAACGTTCGTGCCGGACCAGCAGTTTGACGATGAGCCGGCAGAGGTTGCCAAGGATGGGTTGCCGTTCGATATTTCGGGGGTGGATTTGACCGCGCCGCCTGGGTTCGTTGGCGAGGTTGCGCAGTGGATCGAGAACCAGTCGTTTCGGCCTCGTAAGCATTTGGCCGTTGCCGCGGCGCTTACAACGATCGGTAATGTCGCCGGCCTGCGCTATATTGATGACCTGTCCGGCGTAACCGCAAATCTATTCTGTTTTTGCGTGGCAGGCGCCCGTACAGGCAAGGAAAGCATACAGCAGGGAATGGCGCAGTTGCATCGCGCGGCTGGCTTGGCTGCTGCCATGCACGGATCCATCAAATCTGAGCAGGAGATTGTTCGAAACCTTACACGCCATCAGGCTTCGTTCTACATTGTAGATGAGCTTGGTATCTTGCTTGGAAAAATCCGCAATGCTCAGCAAAAAGGCGGCGCTCTTTATCTGGATGGTGTGCTTGGCGTTCTAATGTCAGCGTACTCCAAAGCCAATGGCTATATGTTGCTGACGGGTGATGCAAAGGAAGCTGTGCGTGCTGATCTGCTTAAGGAACTTGGTCAATGGTCTAAAAAGCAAGATGGTGCGCCGACCCAAGGTGGGGAAAAGCGCATCGCTTCAATCGAAGCCGCGCTCAACACGCTTGACCGCGGTCTTGAAAAGCCTTTCCTCTCTCTCATCGGATTTACCACGCCGGTAACGTTTGACGGGTTGGTCGATTACGAAAACGCCACCAACGGGTTTATCGGGCGCTCGCTGATCTTCAATGAGCGTGAGACGGTGCCGTTGGCAAAGCGAAGCTTCAAGCCGGAGCCTCTGTCGGACTCTATGTCGATGTTTATGGCAGCGCTGTTCAACGATGGCGAGTACGATAGCCAGGCGCCTATGCGCGTCGAGAGCCGAGACGAGCGCATCGTAGTGCCCACCACTGCCAAAGCCACGGAGATGCTCGATAAGGTGTCCTTGTGGATGGAAGGCATGGCTGAGGCGCAGAAAGCCACAACGGCCCTAGAGGCGCTCTATCTTGGCGCTTACGAGCTGGTATCAAAGGTTTCCCTGATTCTTGCCATACCAGACCGGTTGCGCGGTGAAGAGCACATCCGCTGGGCCTTTGCACTGATTCGTCGGGACATCGAGGAAAAGGCGCGCATGGTTATTGGCAATGATAGCGTCAAGCATGCGCCAAAGTCGGCGCTTCATGCCAAGATTCTCAACCTGACGGCCGACGAAGGCGAGAAGGAGGGTGTGATTTTGAACCGACTGACGCGCACTTTCAAGAAGGACGATGTTCTGGCTGGCCTTGAAGCGCTGGTCAAAACCGGCGGTTTGGTTCGAGAAGAGCGCACGCACAAGGTGAACAAGACCGTTACGAACTTTTATAGGCACCCGTAGCGTATGCAGCGTATCCGTAGCATATCCTCAAAAAACGGCAGAAAACCGTAGGATATGAAGCGTAGTAGAATACCCCCTAGATATACACAGATACAGATATTTAAGCATATTAGAGTACCCTTAGATACCTGATACTCATTTCAGAGAGATATATAGGTATAGGTATAGGTATTCTAAGGTATTCTACTATCCTTAAGGATTTCTGCGGGTTAGAGCGTACACGACGTTGTGTTTCCTACGATATTGAAAGGACCACCAGCTATGAAAATCGATCTCGATAAATCCGAACGCTCGTTGGCCCCCTGTCGCCATTGCGGATCCGTGTGGGGCATCGTTCGGGATGGCACCGGCCCACACGCCAAGCGCATCGACTGCCATGGGTGCGGCAAGTTCCTCAACTGGATGGGGCTTGGTCTGGCCATCCTTCTTGGCTTGTATGAGCGACTGTAACCGCCGCTCCCCCACCCGCGACTGCCGAGACGGCACATGGCTCCCCCCAGGGCATCAGGCGATGATTGCGCCACGGCGGTCGATGCAGCGGTTGCGTTGCGATGGATGGTGGCGGATGCGGGCGAGCTATATCGAGACGTGGATATGACCCCTCCCCCTGCCGTGGTTGTGGGGTGAGAAAAAAAATGATGGGGTGGGTGTTGACGTTTGTATTGATAGGGGTAAAGTCAGGGTCAGGAGAGCTTCTTGCCGGTCGCTCGATCCTGACCCCTAACGGCAGAGAGGCGCCGTATGTTTGATGATCTAACGATACAAAAGTTCTGGAGCAAGGTGGATAAATCCGCCGGCCCGGATGCATGCTGGCCTTGGGTCGGTTCAAAGAACAACAAAGGCTACGGGCTTTTTTATTTTCAGGGTAAGAACCTGAAAGCCCACCGTGTATCGTTGACGCTTGATAGCGGTCGTTACGATCTGTTCATGCTCAACCGGGTTGTAGCAGATCAGGCTAGTTTGGCTTGCCATTCCTGCAATAACCCGATCTGTGTCAATCCGGATCATTTGCGGTGGGATAGCCCAAGCGGCAACACTGGGGACATCCCAGACGACACGCGGGCTGCGATGAATGCCAAGGCTGCGGCAGCAAAAGAGGCCACAGGCAACTATGGCGGCATTCCGGCCGGTTCGTTTTATGAACGCAACGACTATGCTCAGTCGTACAGTTTGCGCGGAGAGAACGCTGTATGCGCCGCCAAACTCCAACGGCTGGCGGCGTACGAGGCGGCGCTGCGGGAGATTGTGGCAGAAGCTAACAAGTTTGGGACTGATGCAGGCCTCAGCTATGCCGCTATTATTGCAGAAGGCGCCCTCGCCGCAGACCGGTTCGAATTGGAGAATGGGGCATGAGTGAGAAGCATACATCGGTTCGCGGCTTGGACATAGCGGACTTGGCCAGCGAAGTTCTTAGCGCCATGAATGGCAGACCATGCCGCGCTGTCGCTGCTGAGGTTGGTATTTCACCCGCAACGCTTAACCGGGTTACGCGGGGCATGGTCCCCGACCTGCCTACTTATGCCGCTTTGCGAAGCTGGCTTGGTACTCCCGAAGCTTTGCGAAATGCGGAGGGCATCGGATATGCCGGACTTCATAACCTTCAGCATGACAGTCGAACCCTTGCCCGTCCAAAGCTTGGCGGCTCGATTGTGCAATGGGCTGCTGATGAGATCGCCGCTCTCCGCATTGCGCTCGCCACATCGGAGACGGCAGCATGACCGAGATCGTTTGGGGTCCGGAGATCGCGGTCGATGGCAAGCGGCCGGAGTGGTTGGAGATTTCCGACTTCCCGTCTGGCAGTCAAGGTTTTGCTCGCACATCTTGGGGATGGGTTGGAAACCGCGATCGATCTGATCCTATCGAGGAATGGGCTTGGTCTAGCATCACCCATATCCGCCTCCCCGCCGATCACCCCCACTACGCCCAACTATCCGGGATTTCCGGACAGTTGGATTGGTCGAAGCCGATCGAGGCTGTGCATGAGGATGGGCGGGTGGTGCCGGTTGCTCTACGAAAATGGCATCGTGGCGGCCAAATGCACGACAGCCCTGATGATGATGGTGATTATTACACCACGGGCAATTTCGAATGGTCAGCGGTTTGGAACGCAGACGGGCGACACTGGATGGGCGAGGGGCGATGGCGCATCCGCAACGTCGCCCAAGCCCCGGAAACGCCCCACCCAGCGCCAAGCCCGAGTGAGGTGGGGCCGGAGGTGGTTGCCGTGCTCGTAGAGGCTCTGGCGGCCATGCTCTACGAGGCTACGAATGGCGATGCGGACTGCGTGATCAGCTCCGACACGCTTGACGAGGCCCGCGGTGCACTTGCCCGTGGTCGCGCCCTGCTGCCCGAGCCGGTTGATGCGGATGAGGCTGAGGTCCAATTTATCCTGCATCGGTGGGAAGAGAACGAGCTTGAGACGACCGAAGATGCGGTCCGTGAGGCTTTGAAGCGCGGTCGCGCCCTTGCTTCAGAGGGTAAATAGGAATAAGCGAGGGATGCGGAGACTTCTTGCCGGTCGTCTCAACGCATCCCTCTAACCGCATGGAGCGCGGCATGTATAAACCTTCAACACAAGAACGGTTTTGGCGCAAGGTACGATGCGGTGGCCCCGGTCTTTGCATGAGCTGTCAGGCCGAAGCCATGATGCTCCGCGCTCATCAGCAGTCCACCCCCACCCACCGAAAGGGAGAGTAGCATGAAACAGGCGAAAGTCTTTGCGATGATGGTTCTACTGGCCGTCTTTGTGACCGTGTTCGTTTGGGTTGCTACGGTTTGGCCAGCGTGGGTTTATGCATTTTTCCTTGGCGTGCTATTGTTGAAGCTGTTTCACATTGTGGCAACCATCATCGTGGAAAAATGGGAGCGCAAATCATGATCCTGGATGACGAGGCTTTGGTGCGTTAAGTAGCGCAAGCTATCGAGAAAGCTGATCCGGACTCATGCGGGTATGAGGATTACACCTACATGCCGATGGCTACCGCCGCCATCGAGGCCGTGCGGGTGCATATGTGGGATGATGGGAAATGATCTGGCACCACTTCCAACGCGGCTTAGGCTGGGGCTTGGGCAGGGACTTGGCACGGGTGCTGATTAGGGCTATCTTTGGACGATGAGCGACGAGCCTAAAGTAGGTCCGAATAGGGGCAATGCCGGCAAGGGGCGTCCGAAAGGATCGCTCAACAAAACTACGCAACTTGCAAAAGACGCTATTGCAGAGGCTTTCAATCGTCTCGGCGGTGCTGACAGACTAGTCGAATGGGCGCAGGAAGACCCCGACAACGAAAAGGTGTTCTATACTTCGTTGTTACCCAAACTTATTCCTGTGCAGACTGAGCTTAGTGGCGCGAACGGCGGTCCTCTTACATTCCAGGAAGTTCGCAGAACCATCGTAGACCCCAAGCGTGATACTTGACATTGAAACGCCGCGTTGGCTGGTGCCTTTTTTGTCGGCATCGCGCTACAAGGCGGCTTATGGCGGTCGTGCCAGCGGAAAGTCACATGCTTTTGCAGAGATGCTTATCGAGCGCTGCGTCATAAAGAAAACGCGCGCTGTCTGCATCCGTGAGGTTCAGAACAGCCTGAAAGAATCGGTTAAGCAGCTGCTGGTCGACAAGATCGCCAAGTTTGCGCTTGGTGACGTCTTCGAGGTGCTGGAGTCCGAGATACGCGGCCCGAATGGCTCGCTCATCATCTTTCGCGGCATGCAGGCGTACAACGCCGAGACGATCAAGTCGCTTGAAGGCTATGACATTGCGTGGGTCGAGGAAGCGCAGACGCTATCCGCCACTTCCCTGCGCATGTTGCGGCCTACTATCCGTGCCCCAGGGTCTGAGTTGTGGTTTACTTGGAACCCGCGCAACGACACTGATGCGGTAGACGATTTCTTTCGCGGGTCTGCGCCGCCGGCCAATGCGATCATTCAGCGGGTAAACTACAACGACAACCCGTACCTGCCCGATGAAATGGCGCAGGAGATGGCGGACGACCGCAAGCGCGATCCTGAGATGGCAACACACGTCTGGGACGGCGGCTACGAGATCGTCACCGAAGGCGCCTATTACGCTACCCTGCTGGCCCATGCGGACAACGAGGGACGCATAGGTGATTTTGCCTATGATCCCGCGTTGCCGGTCAACACAGCGTGGGATATCGGCGTGGACGATTATACGGCTATCTGGTTCTTTCAGGAAAATGGCAGGCAAGTCCGCTTCATCGACTATTTCGAGGCAAGTGGCGAAGGCGTGGAGTCCATCGTCCAGCAGGCGTTGCCTGAGCTTGTGCCGCCAGCACAGCGCATGTCGGAACGCACGTTGACGTACAAGTATGGGCGTCACTTCCTGCCGCATGACGTGCGGGTGCGCGAGTGGGGTGCGGGTCGTTCGCGGATCATGACTTTGCAGGAGTTCGGGGTTAAGCCGATCAATGTCGGCGTGGCGAACGGACCATCCGAGCGCATCAACGCCAGTCGCGCCCTATTGCCGATGTGCTATTTCAATAAGGAAACCACCGACATCGGCGTCAAGCGGTTGCGGGGATATTCGCGGCGGTTCAATAAGTCGATGGAGACGTTTAGCGGGCCCATGCATGACAGCAATAGCCATGGCGCTGACGCATTTGGTGAAGCCGCGCTGAATTGTCATCTCACTCGCCAAAAGGTTGCGCCCGTGATAACAGGACCAAACGACCGCTGGCATAAGCCGATGCGGAAAGAGTTGTCGGGTTCGGTTTGGGGTTGATAGATGGCAATTGACAACGAAGCATCGCCTATTCGCAAAGCCCATGCCGTTGTCCCGCATGGCCAGATCCCCGGCGACATCGCGGAACACAGCGTCACTCCGCCTGCCGACGATGATAGCGATAGCGGCCTGAAGCCGCCGACGATCGACAAGCTTAAGAAGATGTTCGATGAATCGCGACAGCTGACCAACGAGGCGCGCGACGAGCAGGAGAAGGACCAGGATTATTACGACACGCACGGGCAGGCCAATGCCGAGGTGCGTTCTGTCCTGAAGCAGCGTGGACAGCCGCTCGTAATTGACAACCGTATTGCTCCTGCAATCGATGGCATTCTTGGCGTGATGGAGTCCGGAAAGACCGATCCGCGCGCCTATCCGCGCAATCCCAACGCGCAGCCTGCCGCGGACGTAGCGACCAAGATGCTGCGGTTCATTGCGGACAAGTCAAAATGGACCAAGAAGCGCATGGATTGCGCAGAGGATTACCTGAAGCACGGCGTCTGCGCAGCTATCGTGGAGTTCAACGGGCGTGACGTTACGGTCAGCCGCGGGCGGTGGGAAACGTTCTTCTACGACCCCAAGAGCCGTGACAATGACTTCAAGGACGCGAAGTACTTGGGTTTTGCGACGTGGATGTACGCCGATGAGGTTGCCGCCAACCCGGAATGGGCCGAGCGCGTGCGAATGATGGGTGACATCACCACTGTTGCGGAGAATGCGCTGGAAGCGACGTGGGACGACAAGCCGGAGTCACGCATCATGTGGGTGGACCGGCGCCGCAACCGCGTGCTGGTGGTGGAGATCTACTACAAGGCGGCTGAAGGCTGGCTGCGGGCCGTGTATTGCGCCGCGGGAACGCTGGAGTTCGACCGATCGCCGTATGTAGACGTGCAGACCGGCGAAACCCGCTGTCCGATCGAAGCTGAATCATTCAAAGTAGATCGCCAGAACAACCGTTATGGGCCTATTCGTTCGATGCGGTACATGCAGGATGAAGTGAATGCCCGTCGTTCGCGTGGCCTGCATTTGCTCAACAGCCGGCAGGTTCAGCAAACCGATATGAACGCCCCGACGGTCGATACTGATGAGTTGCGCCGTGAGACGGCCCGTGCGGATGGTGTCATCCCGATCGGCTGGCAGGCCGTGCAGGCGCAGGATATGGCGTCCGGCAATCTCCAGATGTTGGCTGAGGCGAAGGAAAGCCTGCAACGCATGGTGCCGGTAGCCATCGCCCAGGATCTGCGGGAGGGGTCAGCAGCATCGGGCCGCGCGCGTCAGGTGGCGCAGCAGGCGGGGTTGACGCAGTTCGGGCGCGGATTCGGACGGTTCGCGGAATTTGAGAACCGCGTCTACGAGCAGATGTGGAAGTGCGCACAGCAGTTCAAAACGGAGCCGGAATGGATTCGCGTCACCGACAATCCACGGGCTGTCGAGTTCTTGCAGATCAATGAGCCGCAGATGGGCATGGTTATGGGTCCGGACGGGATGCCGACGATGGGCGTCGTTGCTGCGCAAAACCGCCCCGCCGAAATGGATATGGATATCATCATTGCCAGCACGCCAGACACGGTGGCGCTGGAGCAGGAGGTGTTCGAATCGGTCATGAACCTTATCCAGTCGGGCATCGATCCGATGTCGCCGGTGTTCGAAGTGGTGCTGGAACTGGCGCCGCTGCCGGACAAGACGCGGCTGCTTGAGCGCGTCAAGTCGATGAAGGAGGCCGTGCAGCAAGAGCAGGCGCAGCAGATGCAGGCGCAGGCAGAAGCGCAGGCACGCGCGCAGCAGCTGGTTGAGGCCGAGCAGGCCGCGAAGATCGAGGATACGCAGGCATCGACGTTGCAGAAGGTTGCATCGGCTCACAAGACGGCGGCTGATGCGGATACGGCGCAGGCGCAATTATTCGCGCAGCTTGGCCTTGATCCGATGCTTGCGTTGGCTGACAATCAGTAGTATTCAACGGGTATCAGGCTACCCGCCGCCGGGGATAACGGGCGTATCGGTTGCTGGACCGCAATAATCAGCACCTGCCGCCGAGGTACGGGCGTGTCGTTGGTTCCACGAGACGGAACGTAGGGAGTGAATATGGCTGACAATCTGGATGAAGTGTTCGGAACGGATGAAGCGGGTGAAGCCGTTGAGCCTGTTGTTGATATTCAGCCAGAGCCGGAAGTGGTCGAGGCCCCTGTAGAGCCAGATCCGGAACCGGAGCCGCCAGTTGTTGAGGCCCGCACCGAAGACCGCATCCCGATCGGGGCGCTGTTGGATGAGCGGGAAAAGCGCAAGACCCTGGAAGCAGAGATCGAGCGCCTGAAGCAGCAGGCACCGCAGGCGCAAGCCAATATTCCCGACCCCTACGATGACCCTAGCGGTTTCAGTGCGCATATCGAAAGCCAGATCACCCAAGCGCGTCAGGCGCAAAAGGTCGATACGAGCTATCATCTTGCGGTCAGGGATTACGGCAAAGACAAGGTTGAGGAAGCACGGGCATGGGCGCTTGAAAAGGCGCAGTCAGATCCGGCTTTCATGCAGCAGGTCGAAGTCGCATTTCAGACACAGCCACTGCCGATCGATTGGGTGATCCAGCAACACAAGCGTGATGGCCTCGTGTCGCAGATCGGTGATCGTAGCATTGACGATTTCGTCAAGGACTACCTTGCCAAGAACCCGGCACTTCTAGGTCAGAGCGCGCCCGCACCGGCAACCGCCGCTGTGGTTCCCGCATCGGCATCACCGACGCCAAGGGTTCCGCGCAGTCTGGCATCGCAGGCAACAGCGCCAAGCGATGTCCGGCAAACCGCTACCGGCCCCCTTGTTGGAGTTGATGCTCTCTTTTCCTAAGAGGGTACAATGGCAGAAGTCCAGCTTGCATCCGTCAGCGAAAAAGCTGTCTGGGTCACCAACTATCTGAAGTCCTACACGCGCGCTTCCGGCTACGCTCCGTATATGGGTCGTTCGGAATCGAGCATCATCCGCATTCGTTCGGAACTGCGCACCGATGCAGGTTCGACCATCAACATCCCGCTCATTCTCGAACTGCGCGGTCGCGGCGTCGAGGGTTCCGAAGTCCTCGAAGGCAACGAAGAGGAGATGGAGAACTACGGCGATCAGGTGCGCATCAACTGGCTGCGCAACGGTGTCGTCGTGCCGAAGTCCACGTCGTTCCGTACCGAAATCGACCTGCTTAATGCGGCGCGCGAGCGTCTGGTTACGTGGTCGAAGGTGAAGCTGCGCGATAGCATCATCAACGCGTTTCAGTCGGTCATCATCCCCGGCGTCACCGACGCTGACGGATCGCCGCTGGCCGACACCGCAGTGCTGTACGCCAATGCCACCGCGGCGCAGCGCAACACGTATCTCCAGAACAACGCCGACCGTATGCTGTTCGGCAGTGATCTGGCGAACTCGGCTTCGGGCAACTTCGCAACGGCGCTTGGCACGGTCGATACCGTGAATGACCAGATGTCCGCGCGGGTTATCCAGATCGCCAAGTCGCTCGCCAAGCGCACCACGAACAATTCGAAGGGCATGGCGATCAATCCGTACCAGTCGGATGCCACCGCCGGCCGCGAATGGTTCGTGATGTTTATGGACTCGTTTGCGTTCTCGCAGGCCAGCCGTGATCCGCTGATTGCACAGGCCGACCGCGATGCGCGTGAGCGTGGCGTGGACAGCAACCCGATCTTCCAGGGCGGCGACCGTATCTATGACGGCGTTATCCTGCGCGAGATCCCCGAACTGAACACGTTGAACGGTGTGGGCACTGCCGGCGCCAACGTCAGCCGTTCGTTCCTGTGCGGCGCGGGTGCACTGGCGATTGCATGGGGTCAGGACCCGACGCCGAAGAGCGATCGTGATCGTGATTACGGTTTCCGTCCGGGCGTCGCGATCGAGGAACTTCGCGGTCAGAAGAAGACCTCGTTCCTTGGCACCAACTATGGCATGGTCGAGGCCTTCACCGCTTCCACGCCCATCGGCTCGTAAGGAGATACTGACATGGCAACTTTCCAGTCCCTTCAGATGACGGTGCCGAAGTATCCGGTTTCGGGTCCGGGCATCGGCGGTCGTTCGCTCAAGGTCGAGCGTGCGGAAATCAACCTTGCCACCACGGGTGCGCTCGCGGTTGGCGATGTGGTCGAATTGTTCCGCCTGCATCCGAAGTTCCGGGTGCGCTCGGCTTTCGTCAAGGTCGTGGGTGCGGCTGGCGCTGGCGTCACCTACACGGTTGGCGATACCGGCGGCGGCGGTGCGACCGCTGATTCGGCGCGCTACTTCGCTTCGGCTTCGGCCGCGGCCACGGGCAGCAACGTCGCCATGGCGGATGCGGGGCGTGATTTCCTGTCGTCGCCCAACACGCCGGGC